ATGAATAACGAAGAGTTATACTATTACTTAAAGGAGCAAGAAAAAACTGAAAAAGCAAAAGAAACTCCTCAAGAACACTTGACAAGGTTATGTTATATACGTAACTTTGATACCCCTAAAATTAAAAACATAAAACAAAATGAAGTTGACATTTTACGAAGTCCTCTGGAAAATGCTGGAGAAGGAACGTAAGCTAGAAGAGTGGGTAGCCCTAGGATTATTAGTAGAAAAGCAGAATGAATGGTATTGGACTATAGAGGCTCTAAACTCTTTAGGAGTTGAAAGTGCTTTGAGTCTTACCACTAATTTAGATTGGGTTAAACTATACGCTGAGAAGTTTTCTAAAAAGAACATAGGTATTATAGGCAAAACAAGTACTCCTAAGCAAATTGCTGAAAAGCTAGACAGGTTTATAAAAGAATATCCTGAATTTGACAAAGAGACTATTCTTAATGCCACAGATATGTATGTATCTTTTTGGAAGAAACAAGGCAAATCACAATTCATAAGAGAGGCTCACTACTTTATCTTTAAAAAAACAGAAAGAGGTAGCGAAACTTCTGATTTGGCTACTTGGTGTCAGAACTATTTATCAGAAGGAAACACTCCTAAGAAAGAAGATCGTTTTGGGGGAGACCTATAATTATGCCGGGGAAGTTTGAAGAGATATACAAAAAGATTGAAGAGCACAGACAGAATAGATTAGAAAACAAATACAACTCTATTCCATGGGCACTAGATCGCCTAACAGATGAATACAATTACCCAGGTTGGGTTAAAGGTAAAATGTATCTCATTACAGCTTCTTCGGGTATAGGTAAGTCTAAGCTTTCTAAATGGCTTACTATCATTTCTACTTATATGAAATGGAAAGACAATCCTTTTAATACAAGAATCTTTTGGTTTGCCTTAGAGGAATCAAAAGAAAAACTGTACTTAGAAGCGGTTTCTGTGTGTATTTATTACACTCATAATGTAGTTGTTACTCCAGAAATGATGTTGAGTTACGGTAAGTATGTGGTTTCCCCTAAAATCTTAGAATGGATACAAGAGGCCAAAGAATCTAAGTTTCTTAAGTTCTTTGAGAATCATGTAGAAGTTATAGACCACATTTCTAATCCTACCGGTATAAAAAAACATATCGAAAGATATTTTGATGACCCCTCTAAAGGTCAAATGGTGTACGAAGAAAGAGAAGAAAAGAAGTATCCCTTATACTATAACCATAAGATAGATGCTTATTACTTTGTAGTAGTGGATCATATCTCTCTCTTACACACGGAGACAGTAAGAGGGGTTAACTTTGACTTAAGAGAAACTCTTAGCTTTTTTGTAGACCAGTATGGTTTAGAAGTATTCTGTAAGAGGTACAATTTGATATTTGTACCTATCCAACAACAAGCCTCTAGCGGTGAATCTCAAATGTTCACTAATAGAGGAGAATTAGTAGAGGCTAAATTAGAGCCGTCCTTAGCAGATTTAGCAGACTGTAAAACAACTCAACGGTCTGCAGATGTAGTTTTGGGTATCTTCGCACCTTTTAGATACGACATAGAGGTACATCAGGGTTATGATATAAACTACATGCAAGACAATTATAGAAGTGTTAGATTTTTAAAAGACCGTCTAGCTGGTTTATCAGGTAGATTAGGTATGTATTTTGCTAGAGGAGTCCCTCACTTTGAAGAGTTACCTAAAGCTCAGAATATGGGTGGACCCAAATATAACTATGAATATTACGTAAAAAAGAGTAAAAACGAACAGTTTAACTTGGAAAGTTAATATTAGTGATTTAAATTTGAATAATGCAGAAAAAACAGATAAGTATACATCTTAGAATTATATTACAAAAAATGTTTGAGAATACCAGCATTGAGTATTCTGACGAGTATGTACAGTCTGACAATTGGTATTTAGACTATCAATGGACAGAAGAACAAGAACAAGAATTTATAAACTGGTTAGCTAATTACCTATCAGAAAATGCAGATGCTAGAAAAGAACTTTTATACTCAAAAGTTAAAAGTAAAAAAATGTGTGGTCTTGCTGCTAAACAATTTGTAACTTTTTTTGGATGGACAATGGACTTAAAAAAAGAAAAACAAGAACTATGAAACAAACAGCAGTAGAGTGGTTGATTCAAAAATTAACGAATAGGCAAAATGGAGTGTTTGATGGGTTGTTACATTTGTCAGTTGATGAAATTTATAACCAAGCCAAACAAATGGAAAAGGAGCAACATGAAAATACTTGGTATGCAGGAGATGAAGATGGGGCAATACATGAATTTGAGTATTATTGGGAAGAAACATACGGAGGTAACAAATGATAATAGCAGTTTTACTTATATTTTTTTTGATGTGTGTTATTACTGAAAAATCAGATTTTCAACGGATGAAAGATGCAGATGAGTTGCCTCCGTTTACAAAAGAAGAAGCATTTAATTACTACGAAGAAAATTACGGAGGTAACAAATGAAATGTAAATGTTGCAACAGAGAACAAGATTTAAGATTTGGATTTTGTTTTGATTGTGCTAATGCAGAATCTATTATTACTGAAGGGGTTGATATGTGGGATGAAGAAGTTACTAAAGAAGAAGGTATGTCAATTATACTTTCAAAACTAAAAAAAATACTTACAATTTACGGAGTAGTAAAAATACAAGGAGATGAACAATGACAAACAATAAACAACAAACAGCAGTAGAGTGGCTTATTAAAATATATCTACAAACAAACAAGATAGATAATTTTGATATTGAACAAGCCAAGGCAATGGAGAAGCAACACATAGTTGATGCTTGTAACCAAACAGAATTTGAAGATATTGATGGAATGGGAATCCACGAAACAATAACAAAAGGAGAACAATACTACAAGGAAACCTATGGAGAATAAACAAACGGCAGTGGACTGGATTCGTAAAGAACTTGAGGGACATGGCTCTCCTTCCGCTTTAAATATAGACTGGGAAACTTTTGATGAACTTATTGCTCAAGCTAAAGCAATGGAAAAGCAACAAATGTTTGAATTTTGGAATGGCGGGATTGATTGTACAGAAGAAAAAGGAAAATCATTCGAACAATACTACAAAGAAACTTATAAAAAATAAAATATGGCACTATTAGTAGGAGTAATCGGTCCTTCAGGCGAAGGAAAATCAACCAGTATTAGAACATTAAATCCGGAAGAAACCATTATCATTGGTGTAGCCGGTAAGGAGCTACCGTTCAAAGGAGCTTCTAAAATGTACAGTTTAGACAAAAAGAATTATCTAGAAATCTCTACGTCTAAAGAAATTGTAGACTTGCTTAAAAACATAAGCGAGAAAGGTAAACACGTTAAGAATATTGTTATTGACGATATTCAGTATGTTATGGGTTTTGAATTTATGAAAAGAGCTACTGAGATTGGTTATACCAAATTCTCTCAGATAGGTCAAAACATGTTCAACATTCTACACGCAGCTAGAGGTTTAAGAGCAGATCTTAAAGTATTTTGCTTAGGTCACTCAGAAACCGTAGAAGATGGCGGAGAGATTGTTGCTTATCAAATGAAGACAATTGGCAAAATGTTAACAAATAACATTAATTTAGAAGGTTTATTCACCATTTGTCTTTACACCTTTGCAGAAGAAGGTAAAAATGGTATGGAATATCACTTCCTTACAAATCGTTACAAGAAGCGTCCTGCAAAATCTCCTATGGGAATGTTTGATGATACAATGATTCCTAATGATTTGCAACTTGTTTCAAATAAAATTGAAGAATATTACTCTTAATGAGAAATCACCAAAGACAACTAAATAACACAAACAAAAAAACAAAAAAGTATTATGGCAATTAATGTAAATGACGTAGAAGAAAACCAAGGTGGGTTTGAGAAAAAACTTTACACCGGTTATGCACCTGTTCAGATTGTAGCAGTTAACCCCAACGAAAAAGCACTAGCTAAATTATTCGATGTTGACGTAGAAAAAATCAAAGACCCTGCTTATGATAAGACTGAGGGCAAAATGAGACTAGATTTCTGGTACAAGAATCATTCTTCTTGTGATACCGAACTCCTAGGCAAATTCAGCCTATGGGTAAACAATGATAGCGTTGTTGGCCAAAATAGCGGTAAAAAACAGTATATAGATAATTATACTAAAACCGCTTGGGCTATCGACTTGGCATCTTTAAGCCAAGACCAACAAACAAAAGACCCTATGTATCGCCTAGATACAAAGACAATCAGAGAAGCTAAAACTGGCGAAGAGGATGTTTACGAACTCCTTAAAGCTTATGCTAATGCTAGACCAAAAGAAAAGCCATTTGTGCTTGACTCTTGGGAAAGTATATCTAAAGGTAAAGTAGGAGAGTTGAAAGACTTCTTCGATGCCTTTAACCAAAAAGGTTCAGGTATCAAAGTTCCGCTAACTATCCGTGACGGAAAATATCAAAGTGTATTCACTAAAGGTATTATTCCTTTGAGCTCACCTGTAACCGACTATGTGAAGAAGAAGTTCCAAGGTCAGTATGGTTGTAAAGATTTCTACGGAGATTCTTTTATCTTGAAAGAATTCGTGGATGATGATAACCCATTTTTTGCACCTGATGAGGAGCCAAACTACTCACCATCAAGTTCAGAAAACAACTCAGCACCTGGAAGCACAGGATTGTTTTAAGTTTTATTTAGGAATAAAAGGGAAAGTCTTGTACTTTCCCTTTTTATTTAACCCAACACCAACTTTGTTTTATGGATATAAATAGTATAGAAACGCTACCCACTATTCAAAAGGTTTATGACTTAATAGGACAAGAGAACATTATGTCTTTTTACTTGGAGTCTGTTAAGATAGGTAAGAGGTATGTCAATCCTTTTAGAGACGATAGAAACCCTAGTTGCTTTTTTAAGTGGACAAGTAAAGGCAATCTTTACTTTGTAGACTATGCAACTGAGAAAGTGTATTTTAGTCCCTTAGACGTAGCTCAGCTTAAGACCGGTTATGAATTTCCAGAAGTCCTCTATAAGATAGAGTCTGACTTTAGGATTAATGACTTGTCTATGCACGAGCTAGAATCTTTGAAACTAAAAGAAAAGGAACCTATAATCTTAGAACCTGCAGATATTAGAACAACTGGTTCTTACTTTAAGACAAAAGACTTAGAGTATTGGGAACAGTTTGGCATAACCCCTGATATTCTAAGCTTATATGACGTAAAGAAAGTTGAAAAGGCTTGGATAAATGGAAAGCTATGGTACATTAGAAATGATTTTGACCCTTGTTATCGTTACTTAGAAAAAGATAAAATTAAGCTTTATAGGCCATTTGCAGACAAGAAGATTAAGTTTCGTACTAACTTCTTTGGAGGCATGCTGGAAGGCTGGAATCAGCTTCCTGAACATGGAGACGAGCTAATTATTACAAAAGGAACTAAAGACGTAATGTGCCTGAAAAGTTGTGGAGTAAATGCTGTAGCTGTTAGAAGTGAGAACACTCCTATTAGCGAGAATGCATTTAATCTTCTAAAGTCTAGATTCAAAAACATAAAAATATGGTACGATAACGATGGACCGGGACAAAAAGCTTGTAAAAAAATGGTAGAGATGTATGACTTGGAATGCATAATGCACGACACAAGTTTACCGAAAGACCCTTCAGATATATACAAAGAGTTGGGCAAAGAAAAAGTACTCGAATTAATAAAACATGGATAACACAGTTGTAAAAGAAAATTCCGCAGTCGTGGAAAGAGAAATACCAGGATACTTAAAAGAAAAAGACCTTATACGAAAAGTTTCTAGTAAAGTTAAAAAAGAACTAAACCTAAATGTACTGAACGAAGATCTAACAGATTGCCTATACGGTGTACTAAAAGAATGCATGGCTGAGAACCTAGCTTTTATGTATTTTCAACCAGAAAAGTATGAAGAGTTTACATTACCACATGGAATAAGTCTAGACATGATGCTCTTAAATCTAAAAGATTATGAAGCAAAGCGAAATTTTGAGAAGCTTGTAGAGTTTTTCTTTAAGGTAAAGTGGCTAAGAATTGCTTCAAAAACAAGAAAGAGAGAAATAGTTATCCCTAGACAGTTTGTAGAAACATGGCTTGTAGACAACACTAATTGGAGCCTAAAAGAAGTAGGCGCATTTATGGGCAACAGAGACCATTCTACAGTAATACACTCTTCGATGGCAGTAAGAGATAGTATTAGTGTAGATAGAAAGCAACTTAACTATTGGAATAACTTTAATGAATTTTTAAATGTCTATATTAAACCAGATACTTCCGAAAGAGTGGGCCAACCTCATCACAGAGCAAGAAAATGAGCTTCTTAAAATAGGAACTTATATAGCTGAGAGAAGAACTCAGTGTAATGTCTTTCCTAAATCTGAAGAAGTGTTTAGAGCTTTCTGGGAATGTCCTCTAGATAAAGTAAGAGTAATTATGCTCTCAATGGACCCTTATCCTAACTTGTATAAAGGAGAGCCAGTAGCTTGCGGATTATCGTTTGCTCCTAGGAATCCTAGTTATGTACCACCTTCTCTTAGAATCATATCTAGATGTATCCAAGAAGACCTAGGAGAAGGAGAACTTGATTGGCAAAATTTACCAAAAGAGGGAGTGCTTTTACTAAATGCAGCTTTGACTGTAGAAGAGAAGTCGCCAGGCTCACACTTAAAACTTTGGGAAAACTTTACTCTAGGTGTTATAAAAGCACTACAGCAGTACAACACTGGGCTAATCTTTGTCTTGTTAGGCAAGGATGCTCAGAAGTTTAAACCTGCTATCAACTCTTCCTTTAATTACGTATTAGAAAGACCACATCCTGTATCAGAAGTGTACTCAGGAACTAAGTGGCAACACAATAATCTTTGGTCCGAAATTAACAATATAACAAAAGGACTAAATGGAGAAACAGTACAATGGTTGAAACCTGTAGAAGGTTAGTTTGTATTAAAATAAGTTTTATATGAAATACTTAGCAATCTGCAATGAATGTGGTAAACTCTTAGGAGAGACTAAAGAGTTCCAAGAAGAAGAACTCAAAGATAATATGGGGCAAGTAATGAAACTTGCTTCATTCTCTTTTAAAGAATGTCCTCGTTGTGGCTCAGAGAAAATTAATCTAAAAAAAGATTATTTTAACCTTGAAAATGAAGAAAAAGAAACTTAACTTTGAAAATTAAAAACAAAAAAAACTAATGGCAATCGCAAATTTTAAACAAGTAGAAGGTACTATTTCAGTAGATGAAATGCTTACTGCATCCGGAACCAACTGGAACGTAGTAAAGAAACCTTTAGTAACACAAGAGGGTTGGACAACAGACTCTTATGGAGTCTTTAGAGAAGATACAGGAGCTTATCTAGCTACTGTAGGTAATCGCTATACCCCTACACAAAACAGAGACTTATTGAGTCTTTTACATCAAGCAGCAGAACATGCTCACATAACCATTTCTAGAGGAGGTACAATTTCTCAAGGCAAAAGGGTGTTTTATCAATTGAGCCTGGGAGAAGATAAAATTGGAAACAGCGTACTTAAACGTTGGTTGACAGCTTTGAACTCTCATGACGGACAAACTCCTTTGGGCTTTGGTACTACTAACGTAGTTGTAGTTTGTCAAAATACTTTCTTTAAATCTCTTTCTGAGGTTAACAAAGTAAGACACACTCCCGGAAGCTATGATAGAATTTCTATTATTGTGCAATCAATGTCTGATGCTATCCTACAAGAAACCTTGCTAGTAGAGCAATTTAAAACTATGAGTGGTGTTTATGTACCTTCAAAGGTTGATGATGATTTCCTAAGAGCTATTCTAGGTGTAAACGAAAACACTAGAAGTGATAACAGACTTATCACTTTAAAAGAGTCTATTGCTAAGGACATTAATATTCATGGCAGTACTCAATGGGGATTGTTTAACGGAGTAACTAGATTTACTACTCACCACGATAACGTAAAGGATCGTGCTAGAAGTGTAATGGAAGGCTCTGGTTTTAAAATCAATAACAATGCTCTTGAGTTGGTATCTGCTATGTCTAGCTTTTCTACTTCAATGTAAGTACTGTGGCAAAAAGTTATTATTTTATTTTTGGCGAAGAGGCTTCAGATATTATTGCTAGAGCTGGTTTTAGTTACTTTCTAGAAAATATGGAAGATATTCCACACGGTATCTATCACTTTAAAGATGGAGACTCTCCTTTTAAACTTCTTGATAGTTACACAGGATGGAATGACTTTTATATAATAACTGAGTCAGAGTGGGAACAATACCACGAAGAATTAAATAGTAAAGCATCTCAGGAAACTGAACAGCCTATAAATAGAGAAGATAATTTCATTATCTGATTTAAATGTGAAAAAGGGGAGAAGCAATTCTCCCTTTTTTCTTGTTATGCCTTTACATATATTTGCCTCAACTAATAAGCTATGCTTAATAAAACAGTAAAACCCAAAAAAACTCCTATCAAAGGAGAGATTATAAAACACAAAGAACAGAAACCTTGTTCAGATTGTGGTAAAATAAAACCTTTAGCCAATAAGACAAAAAGGTTATGTGCTACTTGTCTTGTAAAGCAAAGAAAAGAAAAACAAAAATCTCGCAAGGAATACAAGAAAAGAATCAAACAAGAGACCATAACTCAAAGTAGATTAGACCAAGTAACCTCTTGGTTAGTTAGAGCTGCACATGAAGAAAAGTGTCACTCTTGCGAAATTCCTCTAGATCCTAAGCAAAGCCAATGTTGTCACTTTGTAGGAAGAACTAAAGGCCCTACTCGCTACAATCTATTAAATTTACTTCCAGGATGTAGGACTTGTAATTTATTTACTCCTCATCACGTTTGGAACTTAGGCAAGACTCTAAATAAACTATGGGGAGACGACACTACTGAGAAAATGTTACAACTCTCAACTAGACATTTAAAAATGAGTAACAACGACAGAAAAATGATTTACGACATCTTTAAACATTATTTAGATAAAATTCATGACGGTAATTACTCTCAAGATGAGAAGTATTCACTAATCCTTGAAGCTCAATCTAAATACGAGAAGATTGTCAATTCACTTATTTCATGAAACCTTTATGAGGTATTTAATTTCAGCACAACAACAACTACCTTCACCTAATTACCAGACATGCACAGTAAAAGAAAGTTTAGATTATCTTAATAGTTTAGACGAAATAGCCGTAGATACCGAAACTCTTGGCTTTGATCCTTATACTTGTGCACTTATAAGTATTCAATTAGGTGATAGGAATAATCAGTATTTTATTGACACAGGAACTATTAATATTCAACAATACAAAACGTTACTGGAAACTAAGCTGCTTGTCATGCAGAATGGCAAGTTTGACCTTAGATTTCTTTATCATAATCGTATTGTACCGTCACGCATTTATGACACTTATTTAGCAGAAAGAACTCTTTATCTTGGTATTGACTCACACAGAGCTGGTTTAGACAGCTTATGTATGGAGTATCTAGGAATTATGTTAGATAAAGAAGAACGCAAGAACATTTCTGCTCGTCTTACCGAATCTTTAATAGTCTATGGCTGTAAAGATGTAGAATATCTTCTAGAGATCAAAAGGATTCAACAAGGATTCATTAAAGAAAAAGGACTAGAAGTCTCAATTGAACTGGATAATCGCTTTGTAAAAGTTCTAGCTTACATAGAGTATTGCGGAATCAAACTAGACGCAGAGAAATGGAAAGCTAAGATTGAATCCGCTAAGAAAGAAATGGTCAATTATAAAAATCTCTTAGATGAGTTTATCCGAAAGAACAATATGAAAGAATTCATTAACTTTCAAGGCGACTTATTTAATTCAGAACTCTCCGTAGTTATTAATTGGAACTCACCTAAACAGGTTATTCGTTTCTTTAACTTAATTGGAGTAAACACTAAAGTTAAAGACAAAGGCGAATACAAGGATACAGTAGAACAAGGACATCTTATTAAATTTGCAAAGAAGTTTCCAATTATAGAAACTTACTGCAAGTATAAGGAATGTCAAAAGGACTTAAGTACCTACGGTGAGAACTGGTTCAAACTAATTAACCCTGTTAGCGGAAGAGTACATACTCAGTTTAAACAACTGATGAATACTGGTCGACTATCTTCTGGCGGTAAAGATAAAATAATGAAAGTAGAACTACCTAATATGCAAAATATTCCTTCTGACGAAGAAACAAGAAGTTGTTTCGTAGCAGATAAAGGTAACTTGCTTATAGGGGTAGACTATTCTGGTCAAGAACAAGTAGTTCTAGCTAATCGTTCTATGGATAGAAACCTTTTAGAATTCTATGATAAGGGTCTTGGAGACATGCATTCGTTTGTTGCTTCAAAGATGCACAGAGAACTAGAAGGACTAACTCTAGATGAGATTAAGAAAAAACATAAGGATAAAAGACAAGCAGCTAAGGTTGCTGGCTTTGCAATCGGTTATGGCGGCTCTCCAACTGCTATAGCAGATCAACTACAAGTAAGTGAAGAACAAGCTCAAGAAGTTTACAACGGATACTTTGAGGCTTTTCCAGGACTCAAAGAATATTTCGATAAAACAAAACAAGAAGGACTTAAAAATGGTTATGTACTAATCTCTCCAGAAACAGGAAAGAAATGTTACATAAATTATTATGAAGAGTTCTTAGAAGTACAGAAAGAATTCACTAAAGACTTTTGGACAAGATACAGAAAGCTAAAAGAAAAAGGTTTTGAGTCTCCTACCTTTTTAGAAATGAAAGACAAGGTATCTAAGTATTTCACAAAGAAAGGTGAAATAGAAAGGATGTCTCTCAACTATCCTATTCAGGGTTCCTCAGCAGAAATTACAAAACTCTCAGCAGTTTATTTTTGGGATGAATATCTTGTGCCTAATAATTTGCTTTTTATCGTTAAATTTGTGAATGTCATTCACGATGAAAACCTTATTGAAGCACCTGAAGAACTTACTGAAGAAGCTTGTAAGGAACTTATTAGATGTATGGAAAAATCAGGAGAAAAGTTCTGCAAAAGAGTTCCTCTTAAAGCAGAACCAGCCATTGCAACATATTGGAAAAAATAAATTAAATATGGAAGAAATAAAAAAATACTATAGAGTATTTGACCATCAAAGAGGTTGTTATTTTGCTACAGGGTATAATTCTGAAAGTATGGAAGAGTTAATCAAAGACTTTCAGAGTTATATTTCTATGGCAATAGAAGTAGAAGAGTATGCAGTAGAAATTCAAGAACTTCACTTAGCAACTTGGTCAGAGATTGCAGACTATTTACAGGAAGTTACTTTAGAAGAAAGTACTACCTTATTTGAATAAAACATTTGTTAAAAATATGAACATTACAGTACTAGGACAAACCGTATGTATGGAAGGAATTAGAGTGATTAGAAAAGAACTAAAAGTTTACACTCTATTCTTTCCAGACGAAGAAACAGAAGGCAGCTATGAAAACGCTGAAAAGACTTACTTACCTACCGGATTATTAATTGATAAGATAGTCGGTAAAACTTTTCATGGAGAAGAGTATGAAGACTTTGTAGAAGTCAACCTTAACAAAATAATAGAATATGGAATTCAATCTAGATAGTTTCAAGATAAAAATAATTGAAACAGCCGAACACATTACTTTTTATATATACAACAGAGCAGGTACTTACTTACTAAAGAAAGAAACCTACGACAAAAAGAAGTTGCTATATGAAGACTCCTAACTTAACAGATAAAGACCAACAAGCCCTTAAAGACATAAGAAAAGCTTACTTGTTGGCTAAAACCGCAGCAACCATGCTTGAATATATCAAACACGATATAAGTAAAGAGCTAAGAACTGCTGCTTTAGAGGCCAAAGCAAAAAACAATTACTTTGTAAAGTTAGTTGACGAGGCTTTTGTAAAAAACAAAGTACCAAAAACATTTATAGAGTCAGAAGACGAGCTAAGTTTTGACTTCCTAGAAACTCTATACGAACCTAAAGTAAAAATGTCATGACACTAAAAGAATATATTGACCACTTAAACAATATTATTGAAAATAATCCCCAAGCTGGGGATTTTTTAGTCATTTACGCTTGTGATGATGAAGGTAACTCTTTCCACAAGACAAACTTTCCTCCTGCAATAATGGCCGTAAAAGACACTGAAACACTATACGATCTACAACTTGATAGGTCGGCTGAACCAAATGTAATATGCATAAATTAAAAGTATGGACAATAAAGAAGAATTAGAAGACAACAGCATGGACAGTGTAACAATTGCAGATTGTGTATTCATGCTATTAACCATCTTACCAGATGGCAATATTCATTACGTAGATGTAAATTCAGACGACTTAGCTGAATTTCTAAGAGAAAAAAAAGAATTTAAAGTATTAGAAGGTGCTATAGGCTACGTCCAAGAAGTAGATTCAGACCCTTCTATTTCTTTTCCTACTTCACCAAAAGACCGTAGAGATATTAACTAATATGCCTAACTGGTGTTCTAATTTTATACAAACAGATAACGAAGACGTTATTGTTGTATTTAACTATTTAGCAAAGAAAGAAAAAGAAGAAGGTCGAGGACAAACTTTGGACTACTTTGCAGATGATAGACTTTTGTTTAGTATTGTAGTAGAAGACAGCTATATTAACTGTGAAACAAGGTGGAGTCCTCCTATAGACACAATTCTTAATTTATCTAAAAGATTTGATTGTAGGGTTGAACTAGATTATGATGAGCCAGGTTGTCTTCTTTTTGGTAAATACATAGCTGACAAAGGTGAAGAAACAGCCTACTTCTTAACAGACAAGGATTTTGATTTATTCGAATATGACGAAGACAAAAACAGTTATATGTTTGAAGGAGAAGAATGGGAGTCAGACTCAGACATTAAAGAGTTATTACTAGAAAGGAAAATGAATGGAAATTGATAAAGCTAAAAAAGTTCTAGAAGAAGCTGGATACTACGTAAACAACCTATGGCATGTTGATGACGTGCATTCTAGATTTGATTGTTCTAAAGATGAAGCAATGAATGTTTTAGAAGAAGCTTTAACTTCAGATTCTACTTTTGAAGCAATCTGGTTTAATATAGATTATTTCGGAAAAGAAGAAGGATTAGTAAGAAATGATTAATAGAATTTACATACCGGGAACTCTTGTTAAAAAGATAGACGGTACTATACAACTCGATGGAGACCGTGATTTAATGCAAAGTTATTTCACGGAACTCCTTCGGGGAGATAACTACTGTGATGTAGAGATTTGTTTTATTAGAAACGAAGACAAGAAGAGTAATCCACAGCTGCGTTATTTCTTTGGTATTGTTCTTCCTATCATTAAGCAAGCATTTGAAGAAATGCAAGGTGAGAGCTATTCTAAAGATGAGGTAGTTAACTTGCTTAAGGATATGTACTTTTATGAAGAAAAGTATTCTCCTATTAGCCAAGACACTATCAAAGTACCTATGAGTTTAGAGCATGCTAAAAAAGCAGAGTTGGCTAAATTTATAGAGAAGTGTGTTACTTTTGCAACAGAGATACTTAATGTAAGTATCCCAGACTCCGCTAATTACATTAAGAAAGATGGCTTTTGAAGATTCACCTAAAACTACAACCAAAAAGATTATAACTCCTATGATTCCTAGGACTCCTATGACTCCTAAAAACAATGCTTTAAAATTTGATGACGGTAAGCTTCCTTACTTTACAGTCTTGACTACTCAGTTTCCTCTTGCGGTTAAAGAAGTAGTAAGAAGAAGTCTAGAAGGCCACATCAAGTATGAAAAGCCTGGAGAATGGGACAATTGGTTTAAAGTAGCAGAAGAGAGAGGTGTCTTGGCTTACAATAATGCTTTAATGAGACACTTATTCCAAGACGGAGAGGATACAGAACTACAGCATGATGCAGCAGTTGCTTGGAATGCTCTAGCTAAACTAGAGTACAAACTAAGAAAAGGTATGTATCCAGAATTAAACAAAGAAAAATGATTATAGATAACACTTATTTAGAAAACAAGGCTTTAAACCAAAGCCTATTAAAAAAGATACTAATACACCCTTCTTTATTCCTTAAGAGATTACAAGAACAAGAAGGGCAAGAATTACTAGATGACGAAGAGCCTAGTGAGAATATAATGATAGGAGATGCTTGCGATCTTATCTTAACCCAAGGAGAGTTTGTATTCCACGATCAATTTGTAGTTACCGATATAGTTAAGCCTAGTGGACAAGTAGGTGACTATGCTTGGTATTTATTCATTACCGGTAGCGAAGAGCTAGCTTATCAAAAAACAGGAGCCAAGATTACTCACCTAGCTTTAAAAGCTAAATTTGACAAAGACGGAAAAGACTATTATGAAGCTTTATGTAACAACAAAGACAAAAAGATTATAACTACTGAACAGTTTAACAAAATCCAAACAGTGGTAGAGAGTCTTCGTTATAATGAGTTTGTAAAACACTACTTTACTAATACTCCGAATTGTGAAAACTTCTACCAAGTAGAACTTAGTTTTAACTATGATGGAGAAGAGTGCAAAGGTTTGATGGATTTAATCCATATAAACCATAACCAGAAACGTATAATCCCCGTAGATTTAAAAGTAACAGAGAGTCCTACTGATAGCTGGGAATGGATATTCTGGAAGATGGGATACTACTTTCAATCGGCTTTTTACAGTAAAGGTTTAGAGCTTAATCCTCCTAGTCAAATTAAATCCTTATTAAAAGAAGGATACACACTAGAAAACTTTTCTTTTGTGGTTGAGTCTTTCAGGTATCCTGGAAGTCCTCAAGAATATATCTGTTCTAACAGCATCTTACAATTAGGAGAGCTTGGAGGCAAGAAAGATAACCGACATTACTTTGGGTTCCAAGAAGCTATCAAAAGATATAAGTGGCATACAGAAACTAATATATGGCACTATCCTATGGAAGTTTACATTAACAAAGGAAAAAAAATATTAGATATATGAGCTTTAACAAGACAACTCTTATTCTGCACTCTTTGATTTTTGAGAAAGGAAGTCTTAACTTGTTAAAGAAAGTAGGTCTACATAATATATACTTAGATGACCATGGTTCAAGAAAGAAATACAGAAACTGTATATTCTTTTTGTTTAATATTAATGTAGACTTTGTTATTAAGTCTGATAAGCACGGCCTTAATATAATAGCTTTCTTAGATAGTATAGCTAGCTTTAGTTCTTATCACGACTATTACGAGACAGAAGACGGCTGGATGTTTGTATTTAGATACAATACAGTGTTTAAGCCTGATATAAAGGCTTTTAGGGAGAGTAAGTTCTCTGAACTCTCTACTGTCTTTAAGGAAGCAGTTTGTCCAAACGCAGAAGAAATATTAAAGGAATCTTCTAAGGTGAATTTAGAAGAAGAGATTTATAGATATAATAAAAAGGGGAGTTTTTAACTCTCCTTTTCTTCTCTCTTCTGTATTTTATGAGTGTCTATCTTTTCTAGGATTATAGTGAGAAGTTCGTTCTCAATCAATCCTGCTCTCTTTGCGTTCTTCAAAGCAGAGATAAGTTGGAAAAGAATGAATGGAGCACACACAGTTTCGCTAAGCCAAGATGTTCCAGGGAAACCTTTTTCTATCAAAAGCACTCCGGTTAGGATTAGAATCCAAACAAACAAAGTAGTTAAAACTTTAACTGCTTTCTTAGTTTGAAAACCTTCTGTTTTAGATCCAGCCCAAATTCCAAAGAAACCATCAATCATAATCACGGAAACAACAGCTAGGTACTGTTCAGCATTATCTGCACCAAGTTTAAAAAAGTAAGTACCTATTAAGGCAAAGAATGTAGTAACCATGTATAATAGTGAAGTAGTTTTCATTTTTAAATTAATAGTTTAGATTTCTCCTTCTGAAACAAGTTTAAGAACGTAATACTCAACCAAGTCTGCAACGTTTTCAGCAACAGTCTTTGTTGGGTCTCCCATTGTGCTTTCTAAGTCAGCAGTGTCTTGTGGTCCACTGGTAACGTTAAAGTGAAGTTCTTGAATATCTGGAATAGGTTCTCCGTTTGAATCTACGCAGTATTTAAAACCCATAAGTTGATACCCATATTCAGGAGTAATCAATTTGCATCTTACTTTTTGATTGTAACCGTGTCTAGTTTGATTTATGCTAATAATATATTTCATGATTTATTTTTAATTTTAGTATTTAACTTGTGTTAATTCAACAGTTGCAACTACTCTAAAAGTAGTAGTAGTACCTGCAGTTGAAGGAGGAGTAAACTGAACTCTCAAAGCTTCGTTAGTATCGTCTGCAGTAATAGTCACTACAGAGGTACTCATAGTTGCATCTGCTTGTGCTGTTCCAATAGTTTGAACAGAGCCAACAAGAGAAGTAGTTGTGTTAAGTCTCTTTATACCTGCATGTCTTTCAGTTACATAAGATGCTCCAACAACAGTTGTTCCGTTACCAGTTGCAGTACAAATAGCTACAAGTTGAATTCTTACCATCCATAGTGTATTTGTTGCAGGAAGAATTGCTTGTACACTAAAACCGTCAAGAAACAAATCAGCAATTGCGGTTCCGGTAATAGCTCTACGCATTTGAATAGTTCCCATTTGAGCATCTGCAAGTGCAGAAAACTGACCTGCTGAATACGCTTGCATTGCATAAAGATATGCGTTTGCTTGTCTACCCCCAACTATAGAAGCAGAAGTTGCATTTATTTGGTTTAAATAGCCACCCGTTAAAGTAGCCCAATCTCCATTTACATAGTTAGAGTCACCACCTACTAATACAGCGTAAGTACCTGCGGTGTGGTTATTGCTTTGACCACCACCAACGAAAGCTGCAGTACCTACGCTTGTATTGTCATATCCACCGCAAATAACAGAATAGTTATTACTTATACTGTTTGAGAATCCACCACCAATAAATGATTGAAGTGAAGAACCCGTTGCGTTTGAATTACCACCAACAATAACAGAATCAGTACCCGCGACCGTGTTTGAACGACCACCACCAATTACGCTACTTGCACCTGTGATTGAGTTTAGTGTACCACCGCCTATAAATGCAAGACCTGTTGCGGCTACGTTGATTGTGTTTGAAGAACCACCAACAATTGCAGATGATACACCTGCGGTTATTGTGTTAAAATCACCTGAGCCAATAAAACCGTAATTAGCGTTTGCAGTGTTATTTCTTCCACCAACAATTGAAGGAGCATCAATAAAACTTGCAACTGTGTTGTTGAGTCCAAATATAGTCGCATAAAACCCCGAAGGTGCGTTATTGTTGAAGCCACCAACAACACCATATTGGCTATTGTTTGTGTTGTCCTTACCACCTACGATAGTAGCATAAGCTGCACCTGCAACCTGAGCAGCAGTAGTCCTTGCGTGTTGTAGGTCAACCGCATAAGCTCCACGAGCATTACCACCTGTAGCTGTTCCATCGGGTACATCGCTTAATAAAGCACCAGTACCTTTTGGTCTTATTGCAGCGTTTACATTAGTAGCACTTACTTTAGGAGTAAATGAAACTGTATCTTGAGTAGTAGTGGAGGAGGCTTCTATCCAAAATTTAAGACCTCCACCTGTAAATGAAACTGTAGCGCAACTCATAATTAATAAATGTAAATTAGTTTAACTGTACCACCAACTGCAGTAATTGTAAGAGTCTGTGTGTTGGTAGTTGAAAAGCTTAGATTCCCGTTAGTCTCAAAAGTATTAGTACTTGTTCCACTTGCTATTTGAATAGTAGCACCGCTTCCTAGTTCCCAAGCAAAGCTATGCACTGTACCTGGAGTAAATATTTGAGTTCCAGCAGCAGCTATGGAGACGCTATCCATCTCATTGTATGTAACTAAGGGAGCAATGTTTGTGTTTATGCAGCATAGTTGCTCGTGGATAGCTCTTAGCTTTTTGTTTGACTCGTTAATCCCATCTGTAGGGTTAGTCATCTTTTTATTTTGCATTTTAATTAAATTAGTATTTCATCTATTGGTTATTGTTAGATGTCTAGAAAGTATTTAGGATTAGGCACAAATTTAGTATACTCAAATCCTGCAGTAATTTCAGGATACTCTTCTTTAAATTTTTGCCACTCTGCATAGTCCCATTCTTCTTGTGAGACAAACCAAAAATCATTTACATCTTGTACCGGATTAGGACCTAAAGAAGAACCAGAAGAAAGTAAAACTTCTGTTAGTTCTTCAGGAGTCAAGTTAGCCGGAAGTTTATATGCCATTATCATATTACCAAGTTTTTTTACCAGTTTCAATACAGAAGTCTTCTACCATCTGATTCCAAGCAGGAATTAA